AGATCCGATCTTTTTCCCCGAAACCCTCGGGAAGGGTGGTAGTTACGTCATCGATACTCTTTATCGACGAGGGTACTAGCCTCATCAAAAACTCTATCCATCGTGCCAATCGGACGAGCTGGACGTGTATCTTTGTAAAATAGTGCTTGCACACGGACACAAGGTTGACCGCCTAGTGTGCAGGAAGTATCATTCTATCTTTTCTAGTATTACGTAGGTTATGTGTCGTTCGAAGTATGTGACTGTCCTGAAGAATGTGAATCCTCATGGTAGCTTCAGGTGCAAACAACTGAGTGGGACGTAGCATGGTTTTCCCAGCTTACCCGCTCTCCTAGTATTTCTTTGTCTATAGAGGAGCTGTCCTGCGGGGCGGCGAGTGGCCATCACGTTTGACTTGTTCGTGTCGTCCTAGTTCAGATTCGCTCTGTTCAGTGTCGGCCGGGTGGGAAGGACGGGGTGGGAACGGTTTCAGTAGTTGCAGGTTGTGGTTCGTATCACAGCACGACGAACGGCCTAGCTCGTCCCAGGTTCATGTCTAATGAGAAGAGAGAAAAGGTGCAAAACAACAGAATATCATCTATCCAACAATAACCGAGTATTTTCCAACCAACCAAAATAAGTACTCAAGCCCAAAGTAATGCCAGCAGGCAAAGCACATTAAACAGCAGCGGTGAAATTCCGACTGTTACCTGCCAACGGAGTGTGGAGAACGTTAAGACCACACATACCACGGACAGCCCGACCAGGCTGGCCGTTCCCCTCCCAGGGGGTCAGACCGCAGAAAGTCTGAACTGCTCTCAAGGCGCAGTACCTGAAGAGAAGACTTCGTCTTCTGTCTTACCCGTCGCGACGCCATGGATCTGTCCCATGTGTAACACCCATTGTTCTGACTCTTACGGGTCGATCATTTGTTACAATCCGACGTACGCGGCTACACACTTTCAGGACATACGACCCATTCAAACCACCGACTATGTTTGTCGTCTCATGATAGCTCTCGTCGACACAGCTCAAGCGTCCGACCGACCGTTGTGGCGCGTGGTGCGTGTACGCAACTTCAATCCGGATGGCTCGATTGATCAACAGAGTAGTAGGGCCAACGCGCTCTATGCTTTCGAACACGTGCCACACAGTAAAAAGCTTGTTCAGTACATTGACAAACACGGTCCGTCTACCTACTTCCACTGGTCATACTACATGGCTAAGCGCTGGAATTTGTGGTTCGATCCTGATACACCCCAGACACTTATCGAATATATTATGGCTCACACTCCTTTTTTCTACACACTACACAAGGAAGCCGGCTGGCCATGGCCACTCAATGGTAACAACGGCTCCGCTACAAACACCGACGACACTGCGAATGATTGCAAGGACGTGCTCACTGAGGCTGCGCCCCGTGAGGTACCCTGGGCCGGTGATTGCGTCATCGCTGTGTCCGTACCTCACTTTACCCTTCCGTCTCCTGCCACGTTGAGCGGTTCCACTCTCGTTCCTCTTGTCAGCTGGCTCCTTCCGAGCGGTACGGTCGCTGGTGACTTCGCTGACACGGAGTGGGACGTGCATGTTACTTCACCCACCACAATTATCCACGGTGGTGGGTCTGTCTTTTCAAGTGTTACTCTCGGTCTTTGCACATATCCATTCGCTTCTGATTTACACATTGTTGCCCCCGTCGGCGTCGCCGGTACTACTCTTACCCAAGCGGGTAATCTTGTCATGGAACATGATGAGGGGCGACGAAACACGTATGTTGAGCTTACGTCTGTATCCCTCGTTCCGAACGCTACCCTTCGTACTGCTGCTTCTAGTTTTGTCCCTCGTTTGCGTTTCAGTGCCACCGGTGCACCCTACTCTCTCTATCTTGTCTATCGCTGTCCTATCGCCGAAACCTATCCGTCATTCGGTGTTCAGGGTGGTTCGTTCTATCTGCGTCTCGTGCGTCCCTCATCTGCGTCCGTCGTCGTGTCCAATTTCCCTGCTGTCCAAACTGTCTCTGTCAACAACTTTCCCGCTCCTACCTCTCTCACAAACGTCAACATTCAATCCGTCTCTCCCACGTCCACTCCCTTGTGGATATCTGACATGCGCACGCCCCCTCTTCCGGGTTCAGATGGTTATGCTGAATACTTGCAACGTACTGCGAGTTCGCGTGCCCACGCTCTGCACGGTAACACAACTCTGGCTCTCTCTTCTTTTACAACGGACTCCGATACATTTGGGGATGATGGAGTGCCTGCTGCATACAGTGACTCAGTTCCCGCCGTGTACGACGATTGTCCCTTCTTTCCCGTCGATCTTGACGCTACTCTTTTGGATGTGGCCATTGCCGACCACAAGCTGGATGATGACCGTGCGAACATTTTACGCTTTGTGTTCGGTGTTGAGCTTCCGTTGACCAACTCCTTTGATGGTTTGGAGATCGACGATGATGACATGCCTGACGGCTCAGCCCGGGTTGTTCTCGACAGTGTCGCACCCGTTGTCGCGATCCGGACCCCAGCTGTGAACCCTGAGGCTGCAGGCCGGCGTGGGCTCAAAAACGACAAGCCTGTGCCCGCTCGCGTTGCAGCTGAGTTGAAAGTTCCCGACATGGCTCATCTTGCCGAGCAACGCGTGTCGGTTCTGGATCGCATCTGCGCACGTCTCCGCGCTCAGAAGACGGGTATGGCGTCTTGGTTGATGCATCGTCGTCCGAACACGGAATGGGCCATCGCAGTAGCGGCTCGTTTTTGGGGAAAGGGGTGGGCCCCGGTCACGCTCGATCAGCAGGCTACTTCCGTCTGGCTGTTGTACACTACGGACTACGACCGTCGAATCTGGATCGCAAAGTTCATGATGTCAGACGTCCGGATTCAATATATTGTCACAAACACACTCTGTCTTCCAATTGCTGCCCACTGTAATGCATGGTTTAACTCAGCGAAGGTGTTACCCGCCGAAGCTGATGCGCACAACGCGAAAATGCACGCGATCCACGGGAATACGGTGATCACCACCATGGACGACGTGCTTGCCAGCCCCACGCTCGATTCGTATACCGCTGATGAAAAGGTTGAGGACAGATTCAATGGCCGGGCTGCTGCATTGGCCATATCCATGCTTCCAAGTGATACCAATCCCACCGACGCAAACGTGGCCGTACAGTCTCTCTTGCGGGCCCAGTCGCAGGCCCCGAATGGTATCATCACGTCTGGTGTGATAATGGAACCTCTTGAGACCACGATGGCACCACGGATGGAGTGTGCTGTGCCGCCTGCTCTTGTTCCCGCCACATCCGGTACCCGTTGGACTCGCTTCGTCAGCATGGGGGTGGCCGGGCTTCCGACCGTTCCGACCCGCCTGTGGACCACTTTGGGTGTGGACGCCTTGCAGGACAAGTTTCAAATGGGGAGGAACGATACGCTGGCTCCGAACGGTTTTAAGCAGTGGGACGTCCTCAATCTTGGGCAGCTCGCTGTCCCAAACGGATTTGAGATGAGCGCCCCTCTGTTGAAGTTGAAGCTGTGGCACAAAATTCTGTCTTGGAAAAACACAAACACTACTTTTCTTCCCACTTCTAATGATCTGTCTCGTTTCGACCCCGGCATGAACGGTTCGAATCTGGTGGGTGGCGGGATCGCAGTCAACACTCCCGACCCCACCGGTTTCGGCGAGGCTCTGGGGGGTGCAGCCGCTCACTATCCGTTTGACGGTGGCTCAGCCGGAACAGTCACTTTTCACATCTGTCTCGACACTGTACCTATGGATCATCGTTGTAATCTTGTTGTCTTTCCAAAATGTATGTTGCGTGCGTTGGGTGACCTGGGTAAGGAGTATGCTGTGTTTGTGGGTATGTTGATCAAGTGGCCATTTCTGTGGTATAGCGTGATGCGGTCGACACGCAACGGTGGATTGGGTCCATATACTATGGAGAAGTGCGCACCGCACGCGTTGACCACCTACGTCGATGGGATTCTCGACATCCATGTGCTGCTGCCTCGCACTGGTTCTGGACTGAACCCGACTTCACAAGCCGCTGCGACAGCATGTCTGATCCAAGCTCCGTGGACCGGTCCGTTGGCCTCTGCCGCCTTGGGTGCGACTCAGATGCTTAACGTGGCTTGGATGGGCGGCCCGGGCCCGTTCAGCGTGCCTGCCTGTGAGTATATGTACACTTGGTCCACTGCCATCGGGCCTGAGGATATTCGTGTGTTCATCATGTGTATGTATCGAGTGGCTGATCTGTCTGCCTTCATCAACATGGCTGACGAGCGTGTCGCGATGTGTGCCGTACGTTATTCTCCAATGGTTACTACCCCCAATGCTGTGCGCAACTTCTATTCCTCCGTCCAGATACTTCCTGACGGTCGATGCCTGAGTGAGGTACCCGGTATCTTTCCTCAGGATGTACCACCTGAGTCCGGGTTCATCATTCCCGAGTTCGACAATATCGCATGGAATCATCTTGCTCTGGGAACTCGTGTCTGCGAGGGTGCACCGCCTTCGGATCCGAAGGCTTCCCCAATGTTGTCGCAGGCACAAAATGTGTATTGGATGACTCTTCAAGCCCGTCGTATAGCGATTACGCGCCATATGTTGTTGTCAACCACTCGTCTGACCGCGGATACGTGGAATGCGGCGTTCCGAAACGGGCTGAATCACGAGATGCGAGACTACGTCCGGGGTTTCTACTGTAATGGTACCTTCAGTACTGTACCTACAGGTTCGGAGAATGGCCCTTTGCTCGAGGCGATACACAAACACACCCATCACGAAGCGTTGTTCCACGACCAGTTTGGTCTGTCTGTCTACTCATACATGCTGCGACCCTATCAGTCGTATGCCACTATACACAATGGTCTGGCTGGTGGTCTCGCCGCGGTGCAAGATCGGTTCGTCCCCGTCTTTCTTCCTGACGCGTGGATGTGGGGTACGTTGCCTGTGGTCCCCCGGTGTTTGGCTCCCTATCCGCCCAATTGGGGTAACAAGGGCACCACGGGTATCGTAACCGACGATATGCGCATCGTTCAGATTGGTCAGCGCCGTGCGCCACATGTCCGTATGTCGAATACTACGGATCGGATTTTCGAGAATGAACTACCCGAGTGGAACGATGCCGAGCTGTGGAATCTCGGGTTGTGGATTGAGTGGGCTCAGAACACTGGAGCTGCTATTGTCACGAGTTACCGCGACGGTACCGTTCACCCAACATTCGCTGCCGCTCACATCTACTGTCCCACTGTTGCTTTCCCTGATCCGTCCTCCGCTGGGTTCGTGCGCGCCGCTGGGACTGTGCTTGACGGTACGCGGATGAGTCTGCCCTTGGTTGAGGACGACGGTACTTCAATCTTCTATTCTGTGACAAACGTCGTCTCGATCCAGCTGTCGAACATCATGACCGCTCGTGAAAAAGCTATGATGAACGTCTGGCTGTTCAACAATGTTGTTCCTGTTGATGCGCTCAAGGTGTCAAACGGCGCGGGCGGAATGTCAAAGCAGCGTCTGGCAGCACAAGCCGCGAGGGCGAAGATGAAGACCGATCCACCTGGCGATCTTCCACTGCTGGCAGGTGTGTCCCTTGAGGCGTTGGCGATGAGGGTGGCGGAACCGGCGATCCAGGCGGGGGGTCGTGCGTTGCAGGCTTTGGGTGCCACACTTGCTGGGGACAATGCAACTGTCCAGGCAACGGGGGTGGCGCCAAACACGTCATGACCGGTGGGGCCTCCGCCCACTGGTCGACCGCAGCTGCGAATTACTGGTCGATGATATCTGACAACGCTCGTTGTTTGGTGTCACGGGTAGCCTCTCTTATTGAGTGGCCTCTCGACCTGTTCTCTGAGCTGTGCGCCAAAGCTGTCACCGGTGACGCTGTCTCTAGTGGCACGCTGTCGCGTATTTCTCGTTTCACTACACTCATGCCCCAAGGTTTAAACCCCTTGACCGTGAGAGCTGTGATCAAGGAGTGTGCTTACACTAAACACGATACAAGTAATACAACACGTAGTAATACACCAAATTTTCATAATATAATTCCTCCCTCCGAAACTCTCTCCCCCTTCTCTTCTTATACTGACTTTGCTGTGGCCGTTGCCCGTCTTTTCTCACCCCCGTACCGTTTCACTGATGCCGATGTTCTCGCAATTTGGCCCGCGCGCACAAAGATGGATTTGGCTTTGCGGCGTACGCACTTTCGAGATGTGTTCACTTTCCATCAGATGAGTGGTGGTTTGCAGAAGTATCACCATCACCTTCTTCACCTGCAGCACTTTGACTACATTGCCGTGTGTAACTTGAGTTGGGCCATGCGCTTACTCTCTACCGTCGAGTTCGACTGGTTTGATCTGTGGCGCGAGCTGGGTGCGTTCGTTTCGAGCGAGGCCTATCTCACCACTGCGAAAAAGGTGAACGATCTGGTAAAGAAGCACAGCTTGCTGGCATTTCCACGGGCGAGCCTGGTTGAATGTGGAACGTTGTTGGGTTACCGCAATCCTCCGTTCCCCGGGTTCGACGTGTTCGAGGAAGCACGAGCGTTGGCGGACGGTGGTGATCCCCACGGTCTGGACCGTTCTGACCTGAGCGTACAGTATCAACACGCGTTGGGTAGTCTCGGTATGACTCCACACACTATACCGTTTGTCAGCTTCCACGATTACGTCGTGTCCGGTAGCTGGGCGACGTCTGGTTCAAGTAGTGTCGGTGTGGTTGAGTGGGATCTCGGAGCCGAGCATGGACATTTCAAAGCCCGTAAGAACTTGGTTCCAGACAGCGTTGACCTTGAAAAACTCTATCGTGATGTCGTCTCTGATTGTGTACAGGTGAATAAGACCATAATCAAGGCTGAGCTTGGTAAGATCAGGTTGGCTGTTTCATCCGATCTTGGCACTTATCTGAAGATGGATTGGCTGTCGCGGTACATGACACATGCATATAAGCAGTGGCCTGGGAGTACGATGGAGGAAACGATTCTGGAGCAGACGGGTCGGCAGTGTGACATGTGGCAGCAGTGTGTTCAGGGTAAGTGGTGTTTGCCGTTTGACTTTGCGGGTTTTGATCACCAGCCCACGACGCTTGAACTGAACGCGATGTTCCGTAAATTGTTGGCGGAGACGCGCGACTGGGTTCACGTGTCTGGCCAGGCTGAGTTCGACAAGATCGGGGATCAGGTTCTTGCCAGTATGCACCGTTCCAAACTGCTTGTGCGCGACGGGTTGAAGTCCCGGGTTCTACCTGTAACTGGCGGTCTGATGAGCGGCCTTCGATGGACCAGTCTTGCTGGCAACGGCTGGAACACAACAATGACGACAATGGTGTCGACGATGCTTGCCGCAATGTACCTTCCAATGTCCGAGCAAAGAACGCACTTGCGTGGGGACGACAGTGCGCTCGCTTTCGGCAGTTGGGCCGCTGCGCTTGTGTTTCGGTTGGGTTACACTGCAGTCCATGCGGTCGGCGCTGATGGCAAGTTCTCGATTCACCATGGTGCCACTGAATTCTTGCGCACTTGGTACGACAAGGACGGCCTGTCTGGTTATGCCGCGCGTTCTATTCCCGCTCTGGTGCAGCGTAAGCCTTGGAACGCTGCTCCTTGGTATGAGGAGAGCGTGATGGAGTCGTTGCACCAGGCCATACGGACGCTGCGCCGGCGCATCGGTGGTGACAGCGTCGAAGGCGCTTGGCGGGCGATCAAGACTTGTTGGTCCCGGCGGAAACGGTTGTCTCAGGACTGGCTCATGATCCCCAGACCTCGGGGCCTCGGGATTGAGCCTTGGGACGGGCGTGTCTGGAGCGACACGTGGTACTCAACGCGCGGCAAGCATCAACCAACTCTAAGTACGAATGGGTTCACAGCCGCGTCGATTGTCACAGATCCGTTTGCTCTGCAATACCCCGTCAGCGCAGCAGACGCCGACGTCATGGCTCAGAACCGGTTGTACGCCAAGGCGAGTAGCGATGACATTCCCGCACTCAACTCACTTTTGCGCGACGCTGTGGTCATGACCGCCGGTCGTACGTACCGCCGACCCCCTCTTCGAGTTACCAGTATGTTCAGTGCCAGCGTCGACGGCTACTGTGACAGGCTGCGTACGATTGAGGCATCACGGGAGGCACATGAGCATGCACTTGCTGAGTCCGGCTCCGGGTTCGCTCGTTTCAGACGTTTGCATGACGAATTCGAATTTGCGAGCGAGGTAGGTGCTGTTACACGCGCCCCAATTTTGCCGAACTTTGAGTCGTTGCATCCGGAGTTTCAGGTCGCGCGCGAAGAGCTTGAGGCCCGTGGTTTGCGTCGGTCGGAGGCGATCGACTGGCTTTTTGGTACGTCGAGTTTCGGCGTTAACACACATATACATCCTAACTTGTCCAGTATCGTACACACACACGTCACACGTTTTATGGCACGATGGCTCAACGTCCGGTCAATTGGCAAGAACTTCCGTTCTGTCAGTTCCTGCGTTTCGAGCGCTTTCGAGCGTGCTCTCTTTCTTTCTCCTCTCTCGTCTTTTCTTTACCGATGGTAGTAGGCTACCTCCATACCCACACCAGCCAGGTGTGGGCGTGATGACGCAGGTGACGGTGCGTAACCACAACCCCTGAAGGGCAGGGGCTGGTTACAATCGTTGGGGTCTGGCGCACCTCCGTACCGAGCTACTAAGAACAGCCTCCGTGAGGCATTCAACAATCG